CAGTTGCACCTGTATTTCCCTGTGGTCCTGTTGCTCCAGTTGCACCAGTGTTTCCCTGTGGTCCTGTTGCTCCAGTTGCACCACTAACTGTTCCTGTCAAAGTGAATGTAAATGTATTTCCACTCTGTGTTAAACTAAGTCCACTACCAGCGGCAAGCCATAATGCTCCATAAGTATTGTTTATCTCTGTTACAGCAGTTGATATAAGTTGTCCACCAGCCAATTTTATATCCGTGCCAAAATTTACAACATCGGAAAAATTTTGAATTGCGCTGAATGTTTGTCCGATGTTTGTAAATGCAACATCTGTCACTATTCCTGTTGCACCATTTATAGACTCAACATAATCTCCAACAGGACCAGTGTTTCCTTGCGGACCTGTTAAACCTATGTTATAACTAACCCAACCAGCACCATCCCACTTCCAAGTTTTACTATTGAAAGTGTAAAGTTGATTTAATGTTGGTGATGTTGGAAAATCTAATGGCATTTTATATTATCTCAAACCAAGACAAATCACAATAAACTTGCGCTCCATCATTTATTGGTGTCATTGTTAGAACAAAAGTATCGCTCACTCCAGCCTGTGATCTTCCTAACTGGAAATTAAAATTATTAACACTATCTATATCAAGAACACCACTACTGCTGATATAACCACCAATGATATCAGTTCCACCAGTAACTGCTGTCGCAGTAACATTATAGTCAACATTACCGTTAAAATGTGTTTCCCATGTATTCCCAGTTAATGTCGGGTTCAATAAGATTCTATATTGAACTGTATCTGGTTTATTGGCAGCAGTTTGTTCCAAAACAACACTTAAATTAGAAGGAACTATTGCGCTATCCAATCTATTTGAATTCAATCTCAATGCAATCATAGGATACTGAGTATCCTGAGTTGTCAATACTGTCGGATTTGATTCATTTTTTGTAACATTATATCTTCTTGCAAATCCTTCATAACCACCCTCAGACTGGACGGAAGAACATATCTGCTTCATTGTGCTGCTTGATGCAGTTGTTGCTGTATTTTCCAACTCATAACGAATTGGCAGACATGCGGTTGTCATGTATGCTGTTGAATAATTATTATCATTGTGAAATGTATGTGCTATTACTGGTTTTCCATCAACATAAAATCCACAACGAACATCACCAACGCCTAACCACTCTATATCTGTCCAGAATATATTTGCCTTACTAACATCTAGTATTCTTTGTGAAGAACCGCTTCCATCGAATTTATCACCATTCCACGAATTCTGATTTACGGTAGTTGTTTGATTCAAAGAACCTGATGCTAAATTAAGGCTTAGTGTAAGACCATTTTGCTCAAGATAAACTCCATTGTATGGGGTTCCAAATGTAGCACCACCAGTGATTCCAAAGTAACCAATTCTTTGTCTTAAATTTGCCTTCGGAGTATTGAAGGCAAATGTATTGAGAACCAACAATGATTTTCCTGGTTGATATGGAAATACTCTTTTTGTTTCTCTCGTTACTTTTGCTCCAGCAGTAACACCAACAGTCATATTAATGGCACTTTCATTTACCACGAATGCCGCAGTTCCACCAGTAACACCAAAAGTATCCCATTTATCATTCATGGCATAACGATGTTGAGAATCAAACAGAGTGAATGGATTTGAAGTTTTAAGGCGATTGAATGCGTCAACGGCATTATCCTTAAAACCAACTTTATCGTTAAATAAATAACTCATATAATTCTCCATCCGCTTCTGTATATGAACTGCAATGCACCATTGTTTATATTTATCGTAGCAGAAGCCTGTCTATCTATTGTGTCGGATGCAGTAGCACCAGTTACTACAATATATCTGTATGGGTCGCCAGCGTAACCAGACTCATCCTTTACGATTATCATTCTTCCTGTTTCTGGGGATGATGGAAGAACGACTCCAGCAGTTCCAGCATAACTAACTCCAATATAGTAATCGGCTATTGTTGCTGTATATGAACCACCAGTTACTGTCGTTGTGGATTGTATGACAGACGAAGATCCATCATTTGTGGGTTGAACCCATTGAGATGTATCTCCATCGAAAATTAAAATATATTCAATACCAGTATCAGAATCCATCCAACGAGTTCCAACGGTAACTCCAGATGGAGGATTTTGCTGATAATAAAACGAGAAGCCCGCACCACCAGTTTCTCCCTTTGGACCAGTGGCTCCTGTATTTCCTTGCGGACCTATTGCACCAGTAGCACCCGTTGCTCCTGCTGGTCCAGGAGTTCCTGCACCGCCACCAGAAATGAGAATTGCTGAACCGTTTGTTCCACCAGCATAAAGAAAAGCATCCGCGAGATTGATGGCAATCTCACCTTCAAGCAGTCCTGTTGGAACTACACCTGAAGTTAATCCGCGACGAAACTTTATGCGTGGTGTATCAGCCATTATTTCCTAACTTTAAACTTCTTCTTATTGTTTTGAGTTGCAAATGACCCACTTACTTTTGGAGTCATTGGAACCTGTGGTTGATTCTTTCTCTGCTCTGCCTCAAACTTCTGACGCATTTCAGCAATCTCGCGAAGTCGGTCTTCATACTGAATCATGTTTTGCATCACACGCTTGCGTTCACTCTCTGGAACGCGAGGATTCATCACGACACGCTTGCAAGCCTCATATCCTTCATCAAATCTGAATGTGTAATAGGCTGTTGCTGCAAGTTCGTCCCACACTTGCCACTCATATAGTTCAGGAACAAGAAAGAGAATATCTGTCTGTGGAAATGGAATCTTTGTTGCATGTGATGCATAAAGATACGCAAGTCTTGGATTTCCTGCCGCGCGGTAGAGACGCGAGAGTTCGAATAGGGGTTCAGCACGAATAGGTCGATATGCCCATGCATTGAGGAAGTGTTGCTGAATCTCAATCCAAGGCTTTTCCATGATAACTGTGATAATAGCCATGCGGAATAGAGAATAATAGCATTCCTCTTCCCAACCGCCCAATTCAGCGCGTTTTCTATAGGCATCATATGCCTTTTGCCATTGCTGTGAATCAAAGTATGACTGTGCAAGATAGAACCAATAGCGCGTGTTTGCTGGTTCAGTCTCTAGTGCCTTCTCTAGAACCTCGGCATCTCGCGTATACTTTTCAATGGGACTGATGCCAACATTTCGTGCGCCTTCAGTTCGTGCCTGAATCTTATACTTACCCATCAGACGCTCATGACGAGCATTAGGCTTGTCTGTCATTGCATATTCATGCAATACACCAACATACTTCCAGCCCTGACCTGTGCGGAAAATCTGATGTCTCCACCATTCGAAGTTTCCACGGGTAATTAGCAATGAATACCCATCAACATCCAGAGTATTTGGAAGGATCATCTCACCATCAAGATTGTCATCTGCATCAATAACCCATGCATAATCAGCCTTGCCATCGCAGAGTGATAGTGCTTCGCTTCGGTTGTGTCCGAAGTTCACCCACTCTCGTTGATGAAGTTCACCAGGAATTCCCTTTTCATCAAAGAACTTCTTGATGATCTCTTGAGTTCCATCAGTAGAACCTGTGTCACAAATCACCCAATGGTTAATATACTTGTAGACAGACTCAAGGCATCGTAAGATGACATGAGACTCGTTCTTGACAATCATGCATAGTGTAAGTGTTGGCATTATAATCCTTTGTTATCCTATATCTAGTTCAAAAATAGCCGTAGTCAAGCAGATCTGGTAGCGCACCTGAATTGATTGTAACGATAGTATCCTTGCCACCATCTGTTACTGTAACACCTGTGCCTCTAAAGTCAATATCTGCAACGATTGTTTTAATGTATCTTCCATCTTTCTTGATTGCAACGGCTCCACCCGAAGCAGCAAGCCAATCAAGTTTAGATGTGTCAAAATTCTTCTTTGCGAGTGGAGCAAATATCTTGTTGATCCGCTCTTCAAGATTCTTTAGTTCAATGCTTACAGTTCGCTTTTCGCTATCGTAAACTAGTGGATATTGAGCGACAACAAGACCAGGTTCTCCCTGATCACCCTTGTCTCCCTTTTCTCCGCGCTCTCCTCGTTCACCCTTTAGTCCTGCTAGACCTTGTGGACCTCGCGGACCAGGTGCGCCGCGTTCTCCCTTGATTCCACGGGGTCCGCGCTCACCTGTGTCTCCCTTTAGCCCCTGCGATCCCGCTTCACCACGCGGACCTTGCGAACCTGTTTCACCTTTTTCTCCCTGCGCTCCACGCTCTCCGCGCTCACCTCTCGCACCTGTTTCTCCTCGCGCACCCGCTTCGCCTTGTTCACCCTGCGGACCTTGCGATCCTGTTTCGCCTTTTTCGCCTTGCGGACCAACATCGCCCTTTTCGCCTTTTTCCCCCTGCGGTCCCTGCGACCCAATTTCTCCTCGTTCCCCTGCTGGTCCTTGCGATCCTGCGGGACCAGGTTCTCCTCGGTCACCCTTCTCACCGTCGAAGCCTTTTGATCCTTGTTCTCCCTTATCACCCTTGTCTCCTTTAACAGTCTTGATTTTTACTGTCTTAGGCTCAGGCTTTTTGACAACTGGAGCCTCGACAACGGGTTCAGGCGTTGCTACCCGTTCAAGTAGGTTGAAATGGCGGTCTAGAGTCTTTGGATTACCTGTAAACGAAACAACCATACCGTTTTGGTCGGAAAAATAGACAGTTATACACCATAGGAATCATCAATGGCTATCGCTAGGGTAAAGCGGTCGCCATTGCTGACTTCTCCAGAACCAAGTCTGGAAGTTCCAAAAAACGAACGAAAAGGTTGTGGCATCTAGTTATTTAGGTTAACTACCATTCAGTATGTCATTTCTAACAAATAATTTATCGGAAGTTAAATCTAAAGCCATCGTATATCCCATTTTGCCTAAAATGTTGTCAATCTCTTTGTCAGATACACAACCATGCCAACCAAATTGACCTTCTTTAGTATATACTGTCTCCAGATAAATTATCTTTGGTTTTATTTTTCCCATACCTCGCAGAACATTAGATTCCGCGCCTTCGACATCAAGATGCACAAGATCTATGTCTTCTATGTTATTTTCTAGACAAAATGTTTCTAATCTTTTTGATTTTACTTTGATTGAACTATCACTTTGCTTGACAAAGGAGAGTATGCTTTTATAGTAATCTGTGTGTTTAAACATTGATCCGTGTGAAGTGAATACATGCCCATTAAATGGTGATGGTAATGCTTGATAAAAATCAATAAATCCATCAACATCAGATATTGCAAAATCATTAAAATCTATCTCAAAATTTGAGATATATTCTTTTATTATTTTACTTCTATCTGGATCTGCTTCAAAGGAATATACTTTTGCTTCTGGATATCTTATCTTAAGCCTAATTGAGTCACCACAATCCCAAACACCAATGTCAAATATTATCTTTGGTTTGAAACCTAATATCTCTTCCACCCAATTGACATTAAATCTACTATTTGCAAATTTAATATTTAAATTTTTTGTTTTACAAATTTCTTTTAATGATATGTCATCAAAACCTTCGTTACCATAATTCCGAGAAAATTTTTTCATTACAATGCGCCTTTATTTAAATTAATTTTAAATTCTTAAATATTTTAAGAGTTGGCTTTACATAAGCCGCTGAAGACAATTTTCTTGCTATATCTGTTTCATTTATTAAATATTCAAAATTATTTCTTTCAAAAAGATCTATCCAATATTGTTCATTTTTACAGTTAACATGATGGTGTCCATCTTGTCCTTCTATTGCATGTGTCATAGCAACAAATTTTGATTTTTCAAATATTGAGAAATAATTCTTAATAAATTTTTCTTCAACATGTTCTACAAATTCGCAAGACCATGCTAAATCGAAAATATCATTCGGTATAAAACCACCTCTGGTAAAATCTACTATCATGATATCTTCGGGGACGGGAGACTGATCATAAACCGCTCTACAACCATCAACTCCCAAAGTAGTTTTAACATTAAGTTTTTTGAAGTAATTTAAAACATGCCCTTCACCACAACCAACATCAACCACACTAGAAGGATTGAATGTTTCAAACAAATAATTCCATACATCTGGATCAAATGTTCCACTATCCCCATTTTGGGCTGATATAAATCCTCCTAAATGGCGATCAAGAACATAAATTCCATTAGTATGTGTTTTTTTTTCGATCATGTTTGACCCCTATGCTTCGATAGAATATATGGCAATTCTTTTTTATGTGTTTCTTCTGTGTTTGAACATTCAGTATTTGATAAAGAGTTAGGATGAACTCTATTGATAACATTTATGGTGTTTATGACATGCGGTTCTCCATACTCATTAGCCATGCATTTATACCAATCTATATCCAAGGCTAATGTTAAATTTTCATCAAACCATACTTTATTTTCATTTTTAAATGAAATTACACTCGGAGAACTAATCGTATTGATACCCAAATGTATATCATCATGATACCGAGGCATAAATGGTCTACAAATACTCTGACCATCATCATAAGTATGAGCGCAAGCAGTTGCTGCCCAAATTTTTCCTTGAAAAATAGGAGACATGCAGTTACTTTTTGTGGGAGTATAGTTTCAAGTAGTTGTTTAAGATACTCTGAACCTTTTCCATGCATTTCGTATGTTGGTATGCAGATAGAACAATCCATAATGTCACCACCTAACTCTGTAGCAAATTTTGTCTGTAAAAAGAATTTTTGCTCCTAATGATTCTGCTTGTGCTAAAAAGATATAATCCTCTCCAGTATTTTGAACAAATCTTATATTTGTCTTCCTAATAAAGTCACTTTTAACACAAAAAGAAATACCAACATTACAGTGCTGAACTTTTCTAGTTTGTGGTGTTGGAATTAATTTTGAATTAGTGGGGTCATATGACATGGTAAATATACAGATATCATAGTCATTCCCTATTGCGGAAAGTTGTTCAACATAGTCTTCTGTTAAAGAATCATCGTCATCGACAAATCCAATCCATTTGGATTTACCTCTAATGGTTTCATCAATTAGTTTATTTCTAACATGTCCAGCACAACTATGTCCGAAGTTATTGGTATTTACTACTCCGCTTTTTTCTTGATAAAATCTATAATTTATTCTTTCATCTTTTGGTAAATTAAAGTTAATATCAGACTCGCGTATTCCATCAAAACCAATATAACAATCCCAAGAATTATTGGTTTGATTGTATAAAGAATCTATAGTTCTTAATAATGTTTCTCTTCCAATTGATGGTATTAAAAAAGTAATCATAGAGTATTCATCCAATAATCAACCATTTCAGTCATCATTTCTTCGAATGAAATTTTTGGTTTCCATCCCAGTTCTTTTCTCGCTTTTGTGCTGTCTCCACGAAGATAGTGTAGTTCTTCTGGACGCATGTATTCTTCACTCTGTATTACATAATTTCTATAGTCCATACCCAATAGATTGAAGACATACTCTACCATTTCTCTTACTGTTCGCGTTTCTCCCGTGGCTAGCACGAAATCATTTGGCTTATCTTGTTGAAGCATAAGCCACATTCCTTCGACATAATCTTTTGCATGTCCCCAATCTCTCTTTGCATCAAGATTGCCAAGGATTAGGCTGTTAGCCTTTCCTTTTGCAATTTTTGCTACTTGCAACGCAACCTTGTTTGTCACGAAATTTATACCTCTTCTAGGAGATTCGTGATTGAACAAAATACCAGAACAAATATAAAGTCCGTATGCATTTCTGTAGTTGTGACAGAGGTTGTGTGCATAGAGTTTTGCACAACCATAGGGACTAACTGGAATCATTCTCGTCGTTTCTCTCTGAAACATATCATCGTCGTAGCAATTTCCATACATTTCAGATGTTGCTGCGTGATATACGCGAGATTCGGGAGAAAATCTACGAACAGCCTCAAGAACTGCTAATGTTCCGCTAGAATTAACATCAAGAGTATACTTTGGCAATTCGAATGAGATCTTTACATGTGACTGTGCAGCAAGATGGTAGATCTCATGTGGCTTTATCTCACTAATTACACTCTCTACACTAATAGGATCTGTAAGATCCATGTATCTCAACTTGATAGAATCAGCATCAACCAGATGTTGTATTCTAGTTGTCTGTGATTCTGGAACAGAATTTCTTCGTATTGTTCCATGAACTTCATATCCCTTTTCAATTAGATTTTCCGCAAGATATGAAGCATCCTGTCCATTTGCACCAATAATCAAAGCCTTCTTCAATTTTCACCTCATAAAGAGTTAAGAGCATTAACTAGATAGTCAACCTGATCTATGGTTATAGTTTCATTATTTCCAACATAAAATGAGTTGAAATGGATTTTATCTGACATAGGACAACTTACAGAATTTTTATGTTCAGATAGCATTGGATGCTGTAGCAAATTTCCTGCTATAAGCGGTCTATGTTCTATATTCATTTCTTGTAAAAGATTTGATACTTTACTTTTTATTTCAGAGTTGTGGCAGATGATTGGAAATGCAAAAAGACTGGCTCCATCAAACTTTAAATCGGTGTGGAACAAGTCTTTGTTCAAGGTTGATATGAATCTTTTAAAATTTCTATTTCTAACTGAAATGGTTGGATCTAGTCTGGTCATTTGGGATATACCAAGAACAGCATGAAGATCCGTGTTTCTAAAGTTATACCCACAGCATAGGAAAGTGAATCTCTCATCTATGTGAGAGACTTTTCTTCTTTGCTGACTCTCTTTTGGAAGTTCTCTCAATAAACCGTGCGATCTAATCAGTAAGAGATGTTCATATAGTTCTGTGTCATCGGTCGAGATCATTCCACCTTCTATAGTGGTTATGTGATGACCATAGAAAAATGAAAAAGTAGATGCTTTACCGAATGTTCCTACTTTTTTACCTCCGATAGTTGATCCATGAGATTCGCAACAATCTTCAAGAAGAGTTATCCCATTATCTCTACAAATTGTGATTAACTCTTCATCAACAGAAGGAATACCAAGAACATGTGTCAAAAACAAATATTTGATATTATTATTTTTATCAGTCAATAGTTGTTTGAGATCATCAATTTTGAGTCCTAGAGTATTACTATCAGCATCTGTTAGATGCAACTTTTGTTTCTCATTTTTTAGTTGCATGATAGGTGCAACATTAGTTGCCCAAGTGCAACTTTGGGCAACCCAATCTCCTCTGCCATAGAGGTCATGCATTGCTTGAACGAGCAATAGATTTGCCGAAGAACCAGAATTAACATAGACACTATGCTTCACCCCGAGCCATTCGGACCAAATCTTTTCAAATTCTTTCACCTTCTCCCCATAAGATAATTTAGATCCACTCTGTATAAAGTTACACATAACATCTTTATCTTTAGATGAGATCGCTTCGTCATGCATCAATTTCCACATATATTCTCCAGATATTTTTTATAAGTTATGCGAACTCCGTCTGCTAAAGAGGTCAGATCTAAAGGATCTAAAATTTCTTTTAGTTTTTTTGTTGACACATCTTTTCTCAACACTCCATCTAAAGAACCATTATATCTCGTCAATCCTTTATATCCAATGACTTCTCTAACAATATCTGCAATTTCTTTTACTGTTAGATTTTCATCAACTGACACATTATATTCTCCACAAATGTCATTTTTTACAATATCTGATATTACTTTTGCCGCATCTTTGGCATACATGAATTGTCTTTTTGGATTTCCAGTTCCTAGTAGTTCAACACAGTCTAGGTTATTAACTTTGGCATGATGAAATTTCTTAATTAATGCTGTGACTAGATGGCTTTTTTCTTCATCATCAAAATGGTCATGTTCACCGTATAGATTACACAAATATAATACACAATATTTTAGCCCATATTGTTTTGCAGCACTTCGGAGCATTGATGTTGCAAATCTTTTTGCATAGGCATATCCATCATTTGTCTCTTCTGGTTCTCCAGAAAAAATCATATCCTCTGTCATTGGATATGAAATTGGATTTTTTGGGTAAACGCAAGTGCTTGATATAAAGGTTATCGGCGTATTAGTGTTTACACACCAAGATATAACATTTGAGTTTATTAGATTATTTGTTTCTAAAAAATCGTATGATTTTATACTGTTCTCTTTTATTCCCCCCACCTTTGCTGCCATGTGTATGATTCTATCACATTTCATTTCATCAAAAAATTCATGTGTTTCGATCTTGTTGGTGAGATCGACATCTTTTGACGATAATGATATCCATTCTCTATGGATAGATGAGAGAGATTTTCCTAACAATCCACTACCACCAGTTACAACAATTTCCATAGTTATTATATGCTTTCTACTATCATAATACTTTCCAACCTCTAGCATGAAAATTTGGGTTGTAATTTTCAGCCACCCAGTTTTTGGGTGCAATAACATCTGTATTTTTTCCTAGCCAAGCCCCCCACCAACTAAATGAACTATTTGCTGTGATAAATTTATCACATAGTGTCATCTTCATTAAAGAATCTTCTTGATGTTGATGGTAATTCTCTTCATTATCCGTTTCGTCATCAAAGATTATATCACCATCAAAAATAGAGGATACATTTTGTTTACACCATTTAATATCATCACTAAACACATATAAAACAACATCTTTGGGAGAATTTAAAATCAAACTATTCAAGGCATTAATATAATATTCTCTACTGCAAGGAGTATGAATATTACTTAATCTAAGATAATCTCCTCTTCTTATATGAAGACCAATTTTTATTGGTAAAGATTTCATGTAAGAATTGTGTTTATTAAATTTTTCTTGATTTTTAAATATAAATTCTTTTCTAATATCTTCGGCACAATGAATGAAATATTTTTCTGATTGAAAGTAACCCATTATATCAGTATTATCGGGTATTGATAATATCTTTTCATTGAAATACTCGGAATCATAGTATAAATTATTATGATTTTTAAAGTCACTCTCTTTTGCTGATATGTTAAATATATCTTTTAAGAAGAGTTTACTTTTATACCATATATTAAGTCTCATTCCATTTACATTGATGCGTGTTTCTGGAATTTTAAGTTCATAGTTGAAATTTGGAATGCAAAAATCGTAACCATTTTTCTTTGCTATGCTGTATAAACAAGCATATTGAAACATCTGATTCCCCAATTTGCCAAAATAACCGAGAGTGTTGAATGATATCATATTTGTTTCCTTATCCACTCAAGAATATCAACTGTGGGATACCAATTTGCCGCTTCTCTAAACTTACTTGAGTCTGAAAGATTATTATCAACTTCTCCCTTTCTTTCAGAAATAAATACTATATCGGGACTTGTCGCTTTTGCGACATCAATAATCTTTGTTTCTTTAGAAGATCCTATATTAAACGCTTCTCCACAATGAAGTTTCTTTCCTGCTTCAAGATTCCATATATCCATACATCGCAAGTTTGCCCTTGCAATATCCTTTACATGAATGAAATCTCTCTTTTGTTGACCATTTCCAACAACTGTGAGTGGTTCTCCTCTTCCCCTTTGCGCTAGGAATATACTCGTAACTAAAGCATATTGTCCTTTACTTGGTGCGCGTTCACCAAAGACATTGAAGTATCTGAGTATTGTTGCCTTTATTCCATGAAGAGTGACATAGTTTCTAATAAGCATTTCAGCAGCATATTTTGTAGATGCATATTGGTTCAGACAGTCCTCTTTCATTGTTTCCACAAGAGGAGTCTTGTTCATCCCATAAACAGATGATGTCGATGAAAAAACTAGTCCATCAATCTTGTTTTCTTTGCAGCACTCAAGAATATTAAGTGTCCCCAAGACATTTACTTCAACAGCCCTTCTAGGGTTTTCAATAGCCTGTTGAAGTCTTGATTCTGCCGCTAGATGAAAAATAAACTTTGCATCTTTTGTTATTTCTAACATTCTTTCCTGATTACAGATGCTCTCATTAAAATACTTCGCTCTGTCATTGAAATAAAATTGATCGTTGTTGGCACTCATATCATCAACTACATGAACATCATGTCCACGATCAACAAGCATATCAACAATATGACTTCCAATGAATCCACATCCACCAGTAACTATAATTTTACTCATTATTCCCCACAAACTTTTGATATGACTCTGATATTTTTTTCTTCAGAGAAGTCGTAGAATAACCATGATCTCTATTGAAAAATACTATTGGTATATTCAGATGTTTAGCGGTGTATTCTTTTCCAACATAATCATTTCCAAGAAATCTCACATCATATTTACCATCAATCAGTAATTTTTCAAGATCTTCTTCGGTTTTATACGAAATAATCTCGTCAACCCATTTTATCGAACTAAGAATCTCTATTCTTTCCATCAAGGAATGAACGGGAGACATTTTATTTCTCTGAAGATCTGGATAAGAATGAAGCAGGACTGTGAGATTTCTACAATTAGCCTTTGCCTCTTTGAACATTCTGATGTAGCCAGGATGGATTAGATCAAAAGCACCAGCCAACACACCTCTATCAAACAGTTTAGAAATCTGCTCTCTCCACTCATAGGCTGATATTGCTTTATCATCAACAACTATATCAAAACTAGGCTTTTTGTTCATGATAAGATCATGATATTTCAAGCCCCAAGTTGACAGTTGTTTTCTAGTAACTTCTGTCCAATCTATTCCACTATTGGCTCCTCTAGCGGTAAATATGATGATCCTATTACCATCACCATATAGTCTATTAACTTCATTTATAGCCTTCAGAAACGGAATAGCATGGTTATAGTCTTTTTCTTGACTACACAGAGTTCCATCTAGAATACTTGGCACACTCAACGATATTAGTCGAGTTTCCAGATGAACTAATCAGTATCACTAGTCCATCAGCATCACTAAATTCGCTCAGATATTGTTTGAATGCTAGATTATAACCATAGTCATTCGAATAACAAGTCAACATAGCACCATCTGTAAATGCCATTGTTGGCTTCTTGAGAGCCTTTGTATAATCTTCGGCAATGTGTGCTGATATAGCATTGCTTCCGCCATTACCAAGTATTATGATTTTACCCTTTGAACCTAAAACCATGTCTTTGAGAGTGTTTACCTTTGTTTCACTAACACTTTCTAGAGCCTTCTTGACTTCATCAAACATCTTAATCATGAGACAACCTTTACACCATGTGTAGAAAGAGATATCTTATGGAATCTAGGATCTGATACTTTGCCCTTTTCAAAGAAACACAGAAAAAATCCACCATTTCCAGCACCACAAAGTTTGTGTGCCTTGCAACCTTCTAGTGTGGATAGCCATTGATCCATCTCAATCAGTTCTTTGTTCTCAAGAATGCTGACTGAAGTGCTTTTTTTCTCTATCCAACCAAGATTTATCAACTCCAAGAATGAGTTGAAATCGTTTCTCAATAGACAGCCTTCGGCATGATCAACATATTGATTGAATTTATCAGTTGTCGGAACATTTATAGTTTTTAGAATTTCTGTTGAACTTCTTGTATGTCCAGTGAAAAGAAGACATATATCATATTCCTTGAATATATCCGTAGGAAGGAATGTATATCGTGGAAGTTTTCCCTTTATAAACTCTATCTTTTTAAAGCCACCAACACAGCAGCCAAAAACATCCTGCATACCAAGAAGTGGATTTATAATCTTCTCAAGTCTGTGAGCCTGTATACCACATTCTATGTCAGATGGATTTTCACCCTTCATCAACGAAAATGCCATTGAAAGGGATGTTGCATATGATGACGAGACAGCAAGACCAGATCCATGAGAGAAAATATCACTGGTCATGTGGACCGAGCAGGGATCTAGAGAAGAGTCTTTGAAGAAAATTCTAACTAGATCGTTTTGAATCTCATCTATCTCTGTTGTTTCTTCTCTTTTAGAGTAATTTACAATGTATTTTTTCTCTAGATTGTTTCGTCCAATGGTGTCTCTATACATCGAAACATATGTGTATAGAGTAGGAGTGAAGGATATTACCGATCCTTTACCATGAAAGTTGATATAGGAATCAAGATCACTCGACCCTCCAATAAGAGAAATTCTAACTGGACATTTTACGGTTATCATCTATTGTGTATTTCGTAAATACTTGAGTCTGGTGGAAATTCAAATGAACTTAGATGATCCTGTAGTGGATGTAGTTGGTATCTCGTAGCCCATTCAACATCAAACTTTGATGTTTTCTTCGGATCGCTTTGATAGAAAACTGGATATGTTGGAGTAAGTATTGTAAAATACCTGTGGATCTCTCCGATTCCAATATCATAAGGAACATTATTATTCAAAAACCATTCACCTCTTTTTACTATCTCTTCAACATACTTTCGATCAAAGTAGACAACAGCATGAGTTGCCAACATGTTCCAAACACGCATATAATTCTCATCTACAACTGTAGATACGCATCTAGAACCTCTGGCCCCTCCAATCGAAACTCCGAGGTAAAGTGCCGAGCAGTTGTCGGGAACATCAAAACAATCCTTATAGACAAGAGTTTTCTCCACATCATCTTCAAGAACTAGACAAGGAAAACTATTCTCTCTTAAGATTTTCTTTAGAAGAGTATGTGTAGCCATACCACTTCCGTCTTTGATGTGACTATTGGGGTCTAACTTCACACCTTCAAAGTGTTCTGCATTTTGAAATGATAATGTGGAGAGAAGAGACTCCATTCTAGTCTTTCTCTCCACATTAGAACTCATATTTATCCAATATGTTTTGATTGTCTTTAGGTCAATTTTCATTATAAAAATCTCATCTAAAATATTATCTCTTGTTACCTATATGGTATTTAGGTATCAACTGCCACGATTGCTTCTCTTTGAATGGAACTATCTTAATTTGATTGAGTGTTGCAAGAGGACTTTCGGTCTTCTTCTGATCAACAATGTCAATCAATCCCCACTCATCAAGTAGTTTAGCAATAAGATTGCGTCTTGCAACATCATTCTCTGAAATATCAGTAGGAAGTCCATCTAGAGCAAAGAGTTCCTTGAAGTGAACGATGTAATACTTACCCTTCTTGTGCAAGATGTGGCAAGACTGAAATAGTTTGTTCTCGTTTTTGCTGCTCACCCCAATGCGGGTAAGTGTCTCTTTCACCTTTAAGAAGTCTTCCTGTTGCTTCAGCGTGACTTCCAAGAGGTCTGCTACCTCAATTTTTATATTTTCCATGCTTATCTCTCTAAAGTTAAAAAGGTCAACATTTTGACCCTTTATTTAGAGATTTAAGTATTTTGACCGCCTTTTGTCCACTTTTCCTTCATTTTTGTCAACTCTTCCTTTGGAATAATAGCAAGAGCCTCGGTAGCCCTACGGTCTG